ACTTTTATTAGATAGTAGATACTACGATAGGGATATTGATGGACTTAATTTATTTAATAACGAAGAACACTTCACAATTACGATTAAACGTGGAACGAAAGACGTATACCAAAGAGCGATACTAGCACATATATACCCACCAAAGGTTAGGTTTACCGTAGATATTAGACCAAAATTGAATAAAATCCTTAGAGATTTAACTGACGTTTTGTCACAAGACGAAGTTGTATGTAACTACCAAGATTATGAACTAAATAACTAATCAAATAGTATTTATCTTAAAACCAATTAACTAATGAGTGAAATGAAAAATTTTGGATACCTGGGCCACAGCTTCCAACTAAAACTAATAAATTTAATAATAACCGATAAGACATTCTTTACATCAATTATAGATGTGATTGACCCAAAATATTTTGATAATCAGTACTTTAAGTTGATTATGCAACTAGTAAAGGAGTATTATTTAAAGTATCAAATAGCCCCTTCATTCGATGCTTTAGACCAGTTAACAAGAATAGAAATTTCATCTGAGATGGCTAAGAAGTACATTTTTGACATGATTAAGGAGGTTAAAGACGCTTCGTTTGAAGACCACTTATTTGTAAAAGAGAAAGCTATTAAGTTTTGTAAGCAACAAGAATTGAAAAAAGCTATTCGTAAAGTTGAGGGTATTATGGAAAAGGGTGATTTTGAAAGTTATGATATGTGTGAAGAGTATATTAGAGATGCTATCTCTGTTGGTGAAGGTGGGGATGACGACTTTGAAATATTTAGTGAATTAGAAGCTTTACTAGAGGAGGACTACAGGCACCCCATACCAACGGGAATTGACGGACTAGACAATATTCTTAATGGTGGTTTAGCTAAAGGTGAAATTGGAGTTGTGTTAGCACCTACAGGGGTTGGTAAGACAACACTACTAACTAGGTACGCTAATTCAGCGTTTAATTTAGGGTACAACGTATTACAGATATTTTTCGAAGATAACCCAAAAATAATACAAAGAAAACACTTTACGTGTTGGACTGGAATACCTTCACAGGATTTGGGTGAACACAAAGAGACTGTTTTAGATAAGGCAGATGAGATGAAGAAGATTGGTGGTAGGTTAATATTAAAGAAGTTACCGTCAGACGAAATGACAATGTTACAGATAAAAAACCAAGTACGTAAAATAATATCTGAAGGTATTAAATTAGATATGGTACTTATAGACTATATAGATTGTGTTATACCTGACAGAGGTTTTAGTGATGAGTGGAAGGGAGAAGGTTCAGTTATGAGAAAATTTGAAGGTATGTGTCATGAATTGAATTTAGTTGGATGGACAGCAACACAAGGAAATAGGTCATCCATATCTTCAGACGTTGTAACAACAGACCAAATGGGTGGTTCGATTAAGAAAGCTCAAGTAGGTCATGTTATCATATCTGTAGCTAAAACGTTACAACAAAAAGAAATGGGTCTAGCAACACTAGCGGTTGTTAAATCAAGATTGGGTAGAGACGGTGTTATATTTGAGAATTGTAAATTCGATAATGCGACACTAGAAATAAGTACGGACTCAACCACAACATTCTTAGGTCATGAAGAAGATAAGACCGAAAGAAATAGACAAAAAGTTGCTCAAGCATTACAAAGAAGACAACAAGTCTTAAATAGAAATAATAATTAAAAACAAATATAAAGAATGAAGTTATCAAGCGAGATTTTATCAGAAATCACAGTTCATATGAAGTATGCTAAGTACTTACCTGAAAAACAAAGAAGAGAGACATGGGAAGAACTAGTTACAAGAAATATGAACATGCATATTAAAAAGTACCCAACAATAGAAGACCAAATCAGAGACAGGTACAAATACGTTTACAGTAAGAAAGTACTACCATCTATGAGGTCAATGCAATTCGGAGGTAAACCATGTGAAATATCACCAAATAGGATTTACAACTGTGCATATCTACCCATAGATTCTGTTGACTCTTTTAATGAAACTATGTTTTTATTATTGGGTGGAACGGGTGTTGGATACTCAGTTCAAAAACACCATGTTGAAAAATTACCATGTATACAAAAACCTTACCAGAACAGAAAAAAAAGATTCTTAATAGGTGACTCAATAGAAGGGTGGGCAGATGCAATTAAAGTTTTAATGAAATCATTTATGAATGGTGGTGGTTCACGTGTTGAATTTGATTATTCTGATATTAGAGAAAAAGGAGCAAGACTTGTAACTTCAGGAGGGAAAGCTCCAGGACCACAACCACTAAAAGAATGCTTAGTTAGGATTGAAGGCATATTATCGTCAAAAGAGAATGGTGAACATTTAACAACACTAGAAACACATGATATTATTTGTTATATAGCAGACGCGGTATTAGCAGGTGGTATTAGAAGAGCAGCTTTAATTAGTTTGTTTAGTGCTGACGACGACCAAATGATTGGTTGCAAGTCAGGTAACTGGTGGGAATTAAACCCACAAAGAGGTAGAGCTAATAATTCTGCTGTATTAATGAGACACAAGGTCACCAAAGAATTCTTTATGGACGTTTGGAAACGTGTTGAACTATCAGGAGCAGGAGAACCAGGAATTTATTTAAATAACGATAAAGATTGGGGAACTAATCCTTGTTGTGAGATTGCTTTAAGACCTTATCAGTTCTGTAATTTATGTGAAGTTAATGTTTCAGATATAGAGTCACAAGAAGATTTAAATGAACGAGTTAAAGCAGCAGCTTTCATAGGAACACTACAAGCAGGTTATACAAAATTTCATTATTTAAGAGAAGTTTGGCAAGAAACAACTGAAAAGGAGGCTTTAATTGGTGTTAGTATGACAGGTATTGGTTCAGGTAAAGTTCTTAAGTATGATATGAAAAAATCAGCGTCACTAGTTAAGAGGGAAAATACCAGAGTTTCTAAACTAATAGGGATTAATCAAGCTGCTAGAACAACTACAGTTAAACCTGCAGGAACAACATCTCTAACATTAGGTACCTCATCAGGAATCCATGCATGGCATAATGATTATTATGTTAGAAGAATTAGGGTTGGTAAAAATGAATCAATATATAGTTACCTACTAATAAACCACCCAGAGTTACTGGAGGACGATTACTTCAGACCAGCAGACACCGCTGTAATTAGTATACCACAAAAAGCACCAGAAGGGTCCATCCTAAGAACCGAATCACCATTCCAACTTCTAGAAAGAATTAAGTTAATCGCTACTGAATGGGTTAAGTCAGGACATAGAAGTGGTTCAAATGGACATAATGTATCAGCTACTGTATCCCTGAGAGACCATGAGTGGGACGCAGCTGGAGAGTGGATGTGGGATAATAGGACGGCATATAACGGATTGTCAGTTTTACCATTTGACGGAGGTACCTATATTCAAGCTCCTTTTGAGGATTGTACAAAAGAGAAGTATGAAGAGATGATGGTTTCCTTAGATAAGATTGACCTATCAAAAGTTGTGGAAGTAACAGACAACACAGATTTAAGTGGTGAACTAGCGTGTTCAGCTGGTAACTGTGAAATCGACGTAGAGTTAAAAACATTAAAAGTTAATGAAGAATCATAAGTATAGTAAAGAAATACTTTACCACTTTAATTGTGGGGAATGTAATAAATGGTGGTCAATTGCTGACTACCATTTATTGTCTAATGACGTACCAAAAAATAATGAAAGGGTACCCAATTTATTAACATGTCCTTATTGTGGTCATAAAGAAGAAGTAAAAGAAGTTAAAAATGAAACGAAATGATGATTGGATTGCAAAACTACATTATAAAGAATTTATTAAACCTAAATTACAACCTATAGATTTTTACTGGGATTGTGGAAATATGGTTATGACTGAAGAATACCACAAAAAAAGAGGTAGTTGTTGTGGGAACAAGTGTAAACATTGTCCGTTTTTACCAAAATATGTTAAAATGAATAAACAACTAAAAGAATCCTAAACAAATACCCAAACCTATATTGGAAGTATTTATTATAAAAAAGAATGCCAAATCCAAAATACGGTATAACATTCCCATTTGGGGATAGTGAAGAAGGACTATTCTTAGG